GCTTCTTATGAATGGACATGTACGTATGGCTATTGATAACTTAGCACTAGCAGGTAATTTAATTTTTGAAGTAGACGAGAACATGATGGTTCCAGGACAGTCTATGGATATATATCCTGGAAAAATATTTAGAAGACAGTCAGGTGCTCCTGGCACAGGTATTACTGGAATTAAGTTTCCAAGCACTGCCGTAGAAAATTTACAAATGTACGATAAGGCAAGACAACTTGCTGACGAAGAAACTGGTATACCAAGTATAAGTCATGGACAAAGAGGCGTGACTGGTACTGGTCGTACTGCATCAGGATTATCTATGTTGATGGGTTCTGCCTCTTTAGGTATTAAGACCGTAATCAAAAACATAGATGACCACCTTCTAAGACCTCTAGGAGAAAGTATGTTTATGTGGAACATGCAGTTTTCTGAAGACGAAGAAGATATAATGGGTGATTTGGAGATCAAACCTAAAGGCACATCGTCTGTAATGCAGAAAGAAGTAAGATCGCAAAGGCTAACAGCGTTACTACAAACAGTAACGAATCCTATGCTTGCTCCTTTTGTTAAGTTACCTACGTTGATTAAAGAGTTAGCTATAGCTCAGGATATGGACCCTGACGAACTAGTTAATGATATGAACGAAGCACAAATATTTGCTGAAATGTTAAAAGGATTGAACAATGGACAAACAAATGGCGAAACGGCTCCTGCCCCTGGTGAACAACAAGGACCAATGGGAGCCCCTCAAGGAGTTCCTGCAGGAGCAAATCCAGGTGACCCATCAGGCGTTGGTGATGGCACAATCGGAACAGGAAATGCGCCAACTCCAGGGGAAAGCAACTTTACTGGCAACCCTCCTCCAGTTGAGGGAATGGGTTAGAGCAGAGGCAGAAAGGAAAGATGAAAACACCTAAAGAAAATGTAGATGATCCTATAATATTTGACAATATACCTAGGAGTTTTTTTAGAAAAGATGCTAGAAGAAGTAACCCTCCAATACACGAAGAAAATGAGGAGTATCTACAAAAGTACCATGATGAAGCATTAAAAATTAATCCATTAAAAAATAAAGATGGAACTACAACTACTATGGCTTTATCTGATATTGAAAGCAATGGTAAAACATACCTTGTTCCTAGTTATGATTATAATACTGGTAAAATCCTTACAAACCCTAAAGACATTTTTAACTTAAACAAAAAAGCTATAGAGTCTGGCACAATTAAACCTTATGAAAATTTGTATGAAGGTGACCTTGAAAGAGAAAGAGAGAAGATGCGAGAACGTATTATTGCGGACTGGTCTGAGTTTGTACCTTTAAAAAAAGGCGGTTTTATAGACATGGAAGACGGAGGAGAAGTGGAGAATCCTTGGGATGAAGAAATAGGTATATTTCCTCCTCCTTATGACAGAGATTTTTTTGTTAAACCTACCCAACCAAGCCTTACATCTGAAGTCTTACCTAACGAAACAGTAGAATCAACTCTTACTGATAATATTCCTAGTGCAGATACAGTAGATACAGAACAGGGTTTTTATGCAGATAATCCTGCTCCTGGCGAATCTCTTGAAGATTTTGAAAGAAGGACTATGCAGTATACTCAACCTGTAGATATACCTAAAGTAAAAGCATCCTCTTTCAGACCCCCAGAAGATTATGTAAGTCCTAGAGTATCTACATCTTTTTTAGACATATTAGAAGCTCAACAAGGCACAGGCACTGGTACTGGTACTGGAGATTCAACTGGCGGCTCTACCTCAGTAGCTCCTCCTACAGATACAGGCTTAAGTGAAAGTGAACTAGCTGCATTAACAACTTTAGGAACTTTTAGTGACGTAATGGCAGGAGAGGATGCTAAAAGTGAAACATACCCTTATGAAGATAGGGGTGTTCCTACAGATGTTGCTGCAGCTTTTGCAAATAATTCAGACTTTTATAATATGCCTACTTTAGATGGTAATTTAGATATTTTTTATGGGGGTGTAGCAGATTTAAGAGAAAGGTTTTCTACTATAGGACCTTTTAAACCTACTGTAGAAATAGGGGCTTTTGTTTCTGCTAAAGATGGAACAATGAAGTGGGTAGCAGCAGCAAAAGTAGGTGATCCTATAATTGATTCTAAAGGTTTTATAAAATACGCTGAAGAAATGATTACAGATTCAAATATTACTTATGATATAAGTGAAGCACAAGCTAAAGAAATAATGAGTAATCCTAAAAAGTATGGTGTAGAGTATGATAAAGAAGGTAATTTAGTTGTAACCAAAAAATTACAAAGAAGCATAGAGAATATGCAAACTGAAAGTTTTTTTGAAAAAATAGGAAAAACTCACCTATTTACCATGCAAGATGGTACATATAGTGTAGAACTAAAAGATTTATACGATGAATTTACTGCAGCAATATTAGTAGGTGCAGTTACTGGTGATGCAGGAAAAGCTGCTATTGCAGGCGGTACGCAGTTTATTAAGTCTGAAGTTATAGAGTCTTTTGCTATGAAAGCAGGAGCAACTGCTAGTGAAGCTATACTAAAAGCAGGAGGAACTGAAATAGCTGCTAAAGCTGCAAGTGACGCTGCTTCTAGAAAATGGACAGGTTTTGGTGGTGCTGCAGTTACTATGGCAGGGGTACTAGCTTTAGGCGGTGATGAAGAAGCTGCTCTTACTGCAGGTGTACAACATTTAGTTACAAAATATGGTGCTGAAGCTGTTGGCGAATTCGTAGGGGGCGGTGAAGCATTAGGAGGAGCTACAATAGCTGCAGTAGTATCTTTTTTAAGAACTGGAGACGTAAAACAAGCGGCTATGTCAGGAGCAACATCCTATTTATTTTCTGTAAATCCTGTACTAGGTATTGCAGCGATGGCTTTACAATTCTTAACAGCATCTAAACCTTCATACAAATCAGGTTATGCTTCGTTTGACTTTGATGAATTTAAAATGAACACATACTCTCAAGGAGATTATGATTCTAGTAAAGCAAACCCATCTAATGTAGAGTTTTCTAAAAAATTATTAGACCCTATGATTCCTTACATGCAAGAGTTAGAAAAAACAACAGGTTTTAATTTTAAAGGTGACTTACAAATACACTATTCACAAGGTAAAAAAGGTGCAGGAGTGTATTATACTATAGGTAACAGAGATCAAGAAGGTTTATCTGCTAAAGAAATGTTTTTAAATAGACCAGACTACTATGATGGTAGAGATCAATCTACACAAGACGGAGGTAAGGTTTATCGTAGGCATTTCCAAGCTACACAAGAAGGTTTAGAAGCTATGTATGAGTCTATATATGCTGATTTAGCTTATATTTCTGAAAACAAAATTACAGACCTATCACATTACACAGGTGTAGTAAAATCTGCTGAAGAAATACAAGCAGGTTTAAAAAATAATGGTTTTGACATGGGTAGTTTATCTTTTATGCAAGATGGCGGAGAAATAGGAACAGAAGAAATTGTAGTCACAGGTAAAAGAACAGGAAAATCAGTAAATAATCCTACATCTGTTCTTCACCCTAATTATAACACATGGCAAGCAGGAATGTCCTCATACATACCTGAAGAAATAGTTGAAGGAGATTATTTAAACGCTAGATTAGGAGGAGGAAAAAATGTTTTTGGTCAGTATAAAGGAAACAAAACAAATAAAAAATCTACTGCAGGAAAAGATTTAACTGGATTAAACAAAGGTGACTTAGGCACGGAAGACGCTGATGAGTTAAGATATACTGACGCAGTTGAAAGTAATGAACCAAAAAAAATATCTTTAACTGAATTAGACGCTGATGAGTTAAGATATACTGACGCAGTTGAAAGTAATAAACCAAAAAAAGTATCTATAAAAGAAGGTCTTAAAAATCTTGTAGATAATCTAGCGGATACTTATTCTAAGCCCTTAGATACTGTAAAAGATGTAGAAACAGAAGCTAAAAAACTAGTAGATAATAGTATTGAAAATTTAGCAATGTTGTTTCCTGAAACAGGAGCAGCTGTAACATCTGTAAATGACACGTTAAGACCTTTTGGAACAGACTATTCTTCAACTGCAACAGCTAAGTTATTAACTAAATACACAACCCCTAACAGATTTGTAAGTGCGTTAAAAGCAGACCCTGTAGGAACTTTAGCAGATATAGGATTAGTTGTTGGAGCAACAGTTCTAGGTACAAGGTTTGGAGCACCTGCTTCTACTGTAGCTCTTGGACCATTATATAATAAATATTCTATGCAAGATGGTGGAAAAATTCTTGACAAAAGCTCAAAAGTGTTGTATAATAGTAACCAAGCAAAGAATTACGGTTTAGTAGACAAAAAAGGTAAAGCTCCACCTTCAATGAGAGCAGATGACGTTCCAATGACTTTAAAAGAGGGAGATTTTGTACTTTCTCAACCTGCTGTAAACCTTTACGGCAAGGATACAATAGAAAGAATGGTAAACAGAGCTTCTAAAGAAGCAGGCACTAACCTTAAATCTGGTGGTAAAGTACCAGTAAATGTACACAACGGTGAATACATTATACCAAAGAATTTAACGAAATATATAGGCTCCAATGTTCTAGAAAATATGAACAACAGGGGTCTTATGTCAGTTGGTGATAAGACCAACATTTAACCGATAGCTACTTGCGAAAGCAACCCTATCACTTTAATAACTAATATGGGCTACCTGCAGCAAACAGCCCCCATTGAGGTACAGATGAACGAAGAAAACCAAAAGGAAGAACAAGAACTAGAATCAGCTCCATATAAAGGAGCTTACAGAAACGAACTAGAAGACGAACCCATAGTGGACACCGAAGAAGAGGATACTCAGCAAGAGGCTACTCCACAGGCAAAGACAGACAGTTTTGTAGAGAAGACTGAATCAGCAGAACCTGAACATGATTATAAAAAAAGGTATGATGATTTAAAAAGGCACTATGACGCTAAGATTGAAGAATTTAAAGGTAAAGAAACAGAACTTTTAACTTTAGCAAAACAAGCATCAGATGGTGGAGTTAATTATAAACCACCTAAAACCCCTGAAGAACTAGAAAAGTTTAAAGAGGAATATCCTGATGTCTACAACGTTATAGAAAGTGTGGCTTATTCTCAAGCCGACAATAAGACTAAGAATCTGCAGTCAGAAGTTGAAGAACTTAAAAAAGAAAGAGTACAGTTAACTAAACAGAAAGCTGAACAAGAACTTTTAAGATCACATCCAGACTTTATGACTATTAAATCAGATGAAGAGTTTATTAGTTGGTTAGGAGATCAACCACCATCCATTGCAGACGGAGTTCTTAAAAACAACACCGATGCAAAATGGGCTTCTAGAGTACTAGACTTGTATAAAGCCGATAAAGGTATAAAACGTACATCAAAACAGAAGGCTAATTCTGCAGCCGATTATGTTCCTACTAAAAAGAAAGCGGAACCTAATAAAGGCAAAAAAGAATGGTCATCTGAGGAAATAAGACGGATGAAACCTCACGAATTTGAAAAGTACGAAAAAGAAATTGACTTAGCAAGAAGAGAGGGCAGAATCCGTTAGTTTATTAACTTTTAACTAACAAGGATAATACTATGGCTATATCAAGCTCCGCAGGTTATACAAATCTGCCTTCAGGTAATTTTTTACCTGAGATTTACAGTCAAAAAGTTCTTAAATTCTTCCGTAAAGCTTCAGTTGTTGAGGATATTACCAACACTGACTATACAGGAGAAATTGAAAACTTTGGTGATACTGTAAGAATAATAAAAGAACCAACAATCACTGTCCAATCATATGCTAGAGGTGCTTCTGTTAATACACAAGACCTAGCCGATGATGAAATTCAATTAACTATTGACAAAGCTAACGCATTTGCTTTTAAAGTAGACGATATTGAAGAAAGACAAGGACATATTAACTTTGAAACACTAGCAACGTCAGCAGGTGCATATGCACTTAAAGACAGCTATGATTCAGATGTTCTTTCTAACATCGCTTCAGCAGTTACTTCAGGTAACACTTACGGTGCAGACCATGCAACAAACTCAATCGATACTGGTTTCGGTACTGATGAAGTTGATCCTGTTAACGTACTTGCTCGTCTAGGAAGACTTCTAGATGACGGAAACGTTCCAACAGACAACCGTTGGGCTGTTGCTGCTCCAAGATTCTTTGAAGAATTACAACAAACTAGTTCAAAACTACTTGACGCTAACTTCTTAAACGAAGCTAACTCACAGTTAAGAAATGGTTTAGTGGTTCCTCAACTAATAAACGGCTTTAGACTTTATAAGTCTAACAATATGCCTGCTGCTACTACAGCTAATGTGCATACTGTTCTAGTAGGGCATCAAGGCAGTACATCTACTGCTTCACAGATTGCTAAAACTGAAGTTGTTAGAGACACAGAATCTTTTGCTGACATTGTTCGAGGCTTACATGTTTATGGTAGGAAAGTACTACGTACTGAATCCATAGCTAAAGCTTTTGTTAAATTAGATTAAGGGGAGAATAACTAATGGCTACTTTAACTAAAACAGGCGGCACAGGCACTACTGGACACGTTTCTGGTAATGGTGTTGCTAAAACTTATGTACAAACAACTATTATTGATGGAACATCAACTTCTTTAACAAGTGGTGATGTTTACCAAGCAATTAATGTCCCTGCTAATTCAGTGGTATTAAATGCAGGCATTGATAAAATAACAGCAGGTACTGGAACAGGTACACTTGCATTAGGAGACGGTACAGTAACTTATGTTGCTGCTGCTGTTCAAACTGCTGCAGGTTCTATGACTTCTGGTGATGCTGTTGGGGAAATGTTTGTACCATATCCTGCTGCAGACACACTTGATGTGACTGTTGCTACTGCAGACGTTAACTCTAAAGTCCGAGTATGGGCTTTAATGGCTGACTGTGAAGGTCCAGTCGGTGATGACGCTACAGG